GAGCATCCACGCGCAGACGATGGGCGCTTTGGGAATAAGGCGGGAACGCATTCGTCGAAGACCGAAAGCAAATCTGGGCATCTTGAAGCACACGAAAGCCGAGAATCATGGCCGGAGCATATCAAATCTCTAAAACTTCCCCCTGCATGGAAAGACGTGCGAGTGTCTTCCGATCCTCATGCCGACTTGCTTGCTATCGGAAAGGACGCAAAAGGCCGTGCGCAGTATGTATATTCAGATCGCTTCCAGAAATCACAGGCCGCTCTCAAGTTCTCGCGCATTCAATCTCTCCAGAAAGATAAGCCGCTGATTGAAGAGCAAATCGGAACCTTACGAAAGAGCAGAGAAGCGAAGATTTCAAATCATGCAGATTGCGCAAACCTCATTTTGAAGATGGGAATTCGTCCCGGCAGCGATACAGATACAAAATCCAAGTTGAAGGCGTATGGAGCAACTACGCTAGAAGGAAAACACGTAATCGAAGAGGATGGAAACACATATCTTCGATTCATCGGCAAGGATGGAGTATCTCTAAATCTCAAAGTTCCCGATAAAGAACTGGCGTCAAATCTGCGCAATAGAGCATTCAATGCGGGAGATAATGGGCGCATTTTTGAAGATGTGAGCGATTCGTCTTTGCGCGATTTCATTCACTCGGAACTGGATCATGGTGGGTATAAGACCAAAGACTTCAGAACGCTCCTCGCAAACGATCTCGCGGCTAACGAGATTTCCTCACTGCCTACTCCGAAGAGTGAGAAAGAATACAAAAAGGCCGTAATGGAAGTTGCAAAGCGGGTATCAACAAGGCTCGGCAACACTCCTACAATCGCACTGCAAAGCTACATCAACCCCGTTGTGTTTGGTGGATGGAGATCGGCATATGCTTCCTGATGTTCATTTTGGTAATCCTGAGTCAAAGCCAATTGATTGGCGAAAATACGATGATGATTCTGACGATGGCGACAATGACGAGGAATTGAAAGAGACACCTGCAAGCGTGATTGCTTTGCTTGGATTCGACCCGAAAGACGAATAGATGACAGCATTCCATCGACCCCAACGCATCGAGCAGGAATATCGCCGCGCCCTCAATGCTCTCATGGAAACATGGCTGCGTACCTTCCCGCACAATGCCGATCTGGAGAGCATCTTCGCATTCCTCGGAAACGGCGGCGTCGAGAAGGTCATGAAGGCGTCAGACTCCCTGGCCCGGCGCATGGTGACTCAGGTAGCTGTCCAGAACGCGCAGAGCTGGCGTGAGGCGGCTGCGAAGTCTTCCCAAGGCAAACGCATATACGACTTACTTCGGCGCGAAATGGCGGGGCCCGTGGGTGCGTCTATGCGGTCGCTGGTGAGTACACACGCCGCGCTAATACGCTCCATGCCACAAGACCTGGCGCAAACGCTGGCAAGCCAGATTGCAACCCGGCAAATGCGCGGGGAGCGGGCCGAGGTCATAGCAAAGGACATCCGCAGGCGCTTCCCTGAAATCACGCGCAGCCATATTGCCATGCTGGCACGAACGGAAGTAGCCAGCGCGGCCACCGGCATCACCGAAGCGCGCGCAAAGAACCTCAGTCTGCCAGCGTACCTTTGGGATACCTCGCAAGATTCTCGTGTGCGTCCTAGCCATCGGCTCATGGAGGGCGTCATTTGCCTGTGGAGCGATCCGCCCGCACCTGAACGGCTGGCCGGTATCAAGTCCACACTGGGGGCTTACCATGCAGGGAGATGTCCCAATGACCGCTGCGATCCATCGGTAATCGTTGATTTAGACGAGATTGCATGGCCGCACAAAGTACATTATCGCGGGCGCATCGTGTCTATGACCCGCGCAAAGTTCCTCAAAATAGCCTCTTGACATGGGGGTACGCATAGGAATACAGTGGTGTTCAAATGAGACGAATCGGCGTACCCATCACCATCCGCGTAGACGATGCCACGCTGGAGATCGCTAAGAAGCGCGCCCTGGCACTTGGCAAGCCGCTGCGGTCGTTGCTCCGGGAGATCATCGAGGATGTGCTGAAAGAGGCGGAAAAGTAAGATGCCCACGCCTCTCTTGATCCTCTCAGATTCCCCCGCGTCCACATCTGGACTGGGCCGCATCACCCGCGATCTAGCTCTCCGCATCCACGAGCACATGAGAGACGTGTTCAAAGTGGGCTGCTTGGGATGCGGTGGCAATCCGGCATCGCCCGCGCTCCCCTTCCCCGTCTATGAAATCCACGACATGAAGGAATGGATAGTTACGGAATTGCCTGATGTTTGGAAGGATTTTTCCGAGGGTCAGCACGGTATTTTACTGGTTATATGGGACGCTTCTAGGATTTTGTGGCTGTCTCACCCGGATTCGTACTGCCATGATGTGAAGCTGTGGAAGTTCCTGATGAGCAAGCCATTCGATCTTTGGACCTATTCGGCCATCGATGCGGAAGGCCCAAACGGAAAACTGTCGGTGCTGCTCAAGCACGTTCTTACGGGGTTTGATCGTGTTCTTGCGTATAGCGAATGGAGCGCGCGCATCCTGGAGCGCACGTTCGATGATGGCCGCACGATTGAGGCTCTCCCGCATGGCGTCGACACGGCTGTATTCCGCCCGCGAGGGCGCGATAAAGCGCGGCGCAAGTTCGGTGAGCTGGTATGCGGCGGTGAGGCCGATGAACTAAGGATCGAGGACGGCAAGTTTCTTGTGGGAATCGTGGCTACTAACCAGGCGCGCAAGGATTACGGAACTGCCTTCGCCGCGCTCGCTGAATTAGCCAAGATCAAGGACGTAATGGCGTGGATTCGCGTCGATACCTTGGAGCGCTTCTGGTCAATTTCAGCACTCACCTACGACTACAGCCTGCATAATCGCCTGGTTATCTCGCTTGGCGCGCTCACGGACGAGCAGATGACATGGGCGTATTCAGCCTGCGATGTGACGTGGGGGATTGGGCTCGGGGAAGGTTACGGATATCCGCTCTATGAATCCCTTGCCTGCGGAACGCCCTGCATCCACGGGAACTACGCGGGCGGCGCTGAATGGTTGCCGGGAGAATACAAGATTGAGCCTGTGGCGTTCAGGCAGGAAGGCTCGTTCGCTTGCGTGCGGCCTGTCTACGGTGCCCATCAATGGGTAGAGGCTACGCTGCGCATTGCGGGTGAGCGGGCATCTCTACCTAGGGTGCTAGACTGGTCGAATCTATGGCCGCGGTGGGAAGAATGGTTAAAGGCAGTATGATCCCCCTATTCATTCCCTACCGAAACCGCCCCGACATGCTCGATAGGGCGCTCTTGAGTATTCCAGACGTAAGCGCAATCGAAGTGATCGTCATCAACAATTCAGGCGCGACCGTAGACGTTGACAAGGGAAAGGTTCTTACTCCAAGTGCGCCGTTCACGTTTTCCGCCACGCAGAACTTGATGCTCAAACTATCCGCAGGTTGCCCCTTCTACTTTTTCATGCACTCAGACGCGCAGGCAGGAGACGGAACCATATCCCGCCTGTTTGAAATGGCTCGTATGGAAACGAGGAACTGGGGTGTCATATTCACAAACTACGATGCCCTGGCCGTCTTCAACACAAAAGCCTTTGAGCGCATCGACGGGTGGGATAAAGGCTTCCCGTGGTATGCAAGCGATCAGGATTGCTACCGGCGTCTCCAGTTGGCTGGCTACGAACTGCTGGAATCCAACCTTCCCGTCTACCACGAACCCTCGCAAACACTCAAGGCAGATCCTCAGATCAGGCGCGAAGTGGATTCAGGATTCCATGACAGATGCCAGCGATATGTAGAAAAGTGGGGCGGCCCGGCAGGAAGCGAAATATTCGATACTCCGTTCAATAGGTAGTAACTATCTTGGTACAAAGTGGTCGAAAGTGGCTTGACACAGTTTCTCATTATTCGCATAAGAGTACGAAAACGGCGCTGTGTTAATCTCAATTCGTGCCACTGACCAAGAAAGGCCGGACAATCCTTAGCTCGATGGAGCGCATCTATCCGTCGAAGAAAAGGTCCGAATCCATCTTCTATGCCAGCCGCAATGCTCACAAGATTAGCGGCGTGGATGCTGAGGCCGTACCAGCAATCAGCAGCAAGCTGGCCTATTACGCATCTCTGCTTCCTGGCAAGGAAAGCCAGTTCCAAACCCCTGAAGGCTACCGGATTTACAAGAACGTGCCCATTGCGCGCACGGGGTTTCAGCAATACTTAGGCCGCGAAATCAAGAAGAACCCCGGCTATCAGGCTGAATGGAACATCGGCGACGAGGAGATGGTGACGGTTTATCGCCCCATCGAGGAAGTGACCGCGCCCGAAACAATCGCCTCTTTTGAGGGGAAGTCCGTTCTGGACGAGCATCCCGCCGACCCCCAAATCCTTATTGATGCCCTGGACGAATACGAGGCCACAAGCAAGGGTCATGCGCAGAATGTGCGCGTCGGTGAAGCTATGGCCGATGGGGAGATTCCGCTCATCGCAGACCTCCATGTAAAGCACCCCGAACTCAACGTGAAAGTGGACGGCGGAGTGCGTGATGTATCATGCGGTTATACATTCCGGCTAGACAAAGATTCGGATGGCCGGTACGTTCAAAGACAGATTCGCGGCAACCATGTTGCCATTGTTCCGAAGGGCAGAGCGGGATCGGCAGTGGGGATCAAGGACGCAGCCCCGAAATTGGAGATCAGGAGAAACACCATGTCGAAGCGCACTATCGCAGAACGTTTCCAAGCTCTTGGCTTTCAATTCTGGGCAAAAGATGCCAAGCCGGACGAAGTAGCCGATGCCCTCGAAGAAATGAAGGATGCGGCCAAGGACGAGGAAGAGTCCAAAGCCGAAGCGGAGCGCGAAGAAAAAGAGCGTAAGGAGAAGGCCGGCAAGGACAAAAAGAAAGCGGCTAAGGATGCTCATCCCGAAGGCTGCATGTGTGATGCCTGCAAAGACAAGCGCGCATCGAAGGATGCCGAAGAATTTGGCGATGACGAGATGACCGACTCCGAGGATGAAGACGAGGATGAGGAAAAGCTAAAGAAGGACGCGAAAGAGTCCAGCAAGGACAAGAAGGCAAGCAAGGATAAGGACGAAGCCGACGCCCTTATTCTGCCTTCCGATGAGCATTCTGAGTCTGATTTCAAGGTAGGCGATGCTGCCAGTCTGCTCAAGATGCTCAAGCCCGTGGTTGCCAAGTCCGGCGACAAGGGAGCCAAGGATGCTTTCGTTTCGCTCTCGAAGAAGTTCAAGAGGATCGAGACAGGAGTGAAAGATGGCGCTCTCGATCCATTTCAAGAACTGGTGAACATTTCGCCTGAAGGCGGGGCGAAAGACAGCGATCAAGAGGTTCCGATGTTCACTTTCTTCAATGGCGTGTCCTATGCGCAGGGCGTCAAGAATTACAACGACTATGTGGCTGCTCGCGCAGCTCGCAAGTAACACACTCGAAGGAGCAATCACATGCCCGCAAGCATCATTCCGGTAACAGGACTCATCCTTGGCCCGGTCGGTTCAGTTTCGCAGACCGACTATCCGCTCACGACCCCTCGGCTTATCAATCTCACTGACACGCTGATTCCCTCCTTTGGCGATGCCCTCATCCTGAACTCGAACAACACCTATTCATCGGTGGCGCAGTTCATCACGGTAGACAGCAGCTCAGTGACAAGCACTACGCCGATGGCTTTTGCGCAGGCAAACGTCAAGACCAATACGGTCTATCCGACGACAGGTAGCGGATCAATCTCGAACTCTGGCGTGTATCCGGCAGGTTCGGAGTGCGATGCGCTCACGCGCGGAACGATGAACGTTGCGGTTCCCTACGGTACGCCGGCAGGGGCGGGTGCCGCGGTTTACATCCGCACGACTCTCAACGGCAGCTATCCGAACAGCGGCGTTGGCAGCATTGAAGGCTCTTCGCTGTCCGGTAATACTCTGCTGGCAAACGGGATTGTCTTCAAGACGGGCATCCTGTCTACCGATCCTCAGACCGGCCAGATCACTGCGCAGGTCACAATTTTGAACCGTCTGATTCCGTAAACACTGGAGAAAACAATGAATACGAACGAACTGTATCTTCTGGCCAAGCGCAAGGCTATCATTGATCCGGAAACGGAAGCCTTGGCAAAAAGCCCGACCTACCTGCGGAATCTGTATAAGCTCCGCATGAGCGGCGCGGATTCGCTCGGCGTTAAAGATGCGGCCTCAACCGGCCAGATCTTTCTCCAGTCGCAACTGAACAAGCCAGATCCCCGGCTGCATATGCCGTTGGAAGGGCATACCTGGTTCCGCGATGTTCCGCTGATGAATGGCGGCGGCTGGGTAGACACGGAAACGGCGGAATTCGTTTCCGTTTTCTCTCCGAACATGGATGGCATCGGTGCCGCATCCAACGATATCGGCGTGGTCAACTTCAACCGTTCGCAGGACGTTTACACGACCTACGCATGGCAGCGTTCAATCCGCATTCCGCTGATTGAGTCGCTTCGCCTGGCGCAGGCCAACAAGTCCCCGAACGACATCCTGGACAAGGCTGTCCGCACCGACTGGAACAAGACGCTGGACCGGCGCGTATACCTGGGACGTGAGGCCAATCAAGGGCTGCTCAATTCGACCGTGGCCGGTGTTGTTAATCAGGTTGCGGCCAATGGAACGCAGATATCGCCATCTCCGCTCTGGGCAACCAAGAATCCTCTGGATATCGTGAGCGACTTCCAGAACGCCGCGAAGATTACATGGCAAAACTCCGGCTACGCGCCTGATTCGGTTCCTGATCGGTTCCTGGTCCCGGCGACCCGCTGGCAGTATCTTCTACAGCCGATGTATCTCAACGTGGCCGGCACACCGCAGGTTTCGGTCTACGAGAACGTCCTAGCCTATATCAAGGCGAACTACTGGGGCCTGTCGATTAACGGCAAGACCCCTGAGATCGTCCCGCTTCCCTACTGGGCGGAGGCGGTGGGCACGGGCAACACTCCTCAGCTCACCAGCTACACGTTCAACGATGACTTCCTAAACTTCGGTATCCTTCAGGACATTCAGCGGATGGGCGGACCTCTCAGCCTCCAGGATGGCGCATTCGTGGCCACTTACATTGCCAATACCGGCATCGTGAAGGTTCTCCGGCCGACTTGCTTGATGTATCAGTACGGCATCTAACTGCGCTGCTTTGCGAATCCCATCGGGTCGGGGCTAAACGTCCCGGCCCGTTCTTTTAGGAGTGATCGATGCCAGCCTTCCCGTGCCAAGACATCAACCTGTTCTATATGACGATCTATGGCGGGTATGGCTTCGACGGTTGCGGCGGGTGGGGTTACGGCGGTCAGTGGGGATGCCAGTGCGCGGCTTATCTTGGCGTGGCCTCCGGGCTTCCGCAGACGGGTAATCCTCCCTATACAGTGAATGACTTTCTGGCCATTTACCCTAAGTTCCTTGGACCGGCCACAGAGGTTCCGGCAACGCTGACAGCAAACTCGCAGACCATTACGCTCGATTCAAGTGCTACCGGCCTGCTGCCTGGTCAACTCGTGGCCGGTTCAGGGATACCGAACGGAGCCGTTCTTACGGGCGTGAGCTTCCCTACAGCGACCATTTCGGCCAATGCCGCAAGTTCAGGCGCCGTTACGCTGTCGGTTTATGAGGTCCCGCTGGTTCCTTTGACGGTCATCCAGATTTATCTGAATATTGCCTTTGTTTCGCTGATGCAGTCGCGCTGGCGAGAGCAGTGGCAACTTGGAATGGCACTCTATATCGCGCATTATCTGACTCTGTGGCTCGAAACCGAGGGCAACACGCAGACTACGGCGACTCAGATCGTAGCGAATAGCTTGCAAGCGGGCATCACCATCTCGCAGGGAGCGGACGGGGTAAATCAGGGGCTCAAGGTTCTCGAATCGCTCGACAAATGGGCGGCATGGACGCTGACTCAGTACGGTGTGCAGCTTGCGACAATCGCGCGCGTGGTGGGTTCAGGGCCAGTGTACTGGAGACGTTAATGCAGATTGGTTATAGCGAATCCGGGCCGGGAATGGATCAGATCAACAAAGGCATCGCTGCGCTCAATGGCGCGGATGCCCTGGTGGGCATTCCAGAAACGAATGGCCCGCGCAAGAAGGGCGAGATAAGCAATGCGGAACTGCTGTTTCTGTTCACCAATGGATCGCCGCTCCGCGGCCAGCCCCCGCGCCCTGTAATTGAGCCCGCAATCGAGTCCAGTCCCACGGTGGACCTGATCGCCAAAGAACTTGCAGCGGCCTCTACAGCGGCTCTGGACGGTGACGAGTCCAGCATGTTGGCACATCTCGACCGCGCCGGAACGATTGGAGAGAGTGCTAGCAAGCGATGGTTTACAGATCCCCGCAATGGATGGGAGTCTAATGCGTCTTCTACGATTCGGGCCAAAGGAAGCGAGACACCTGGGATTGATACCGGCCAGATGCGACGAGCGATCACGCACATTGTGGAACAGGGCGATGGAGTCCATGAGGGCAATGCTCCTGATTTCAGCGCTGGAACGGACCTTCAATTCGGCGGTGAAGCGGCAGAGGCAGAAGAAGCCATAGACGTCGCGGCGGTGATCTAATGCCCTTGATTTCTCTTACCCGTGTCGTGAATTCTCCCGCCTTCGCACAGAGTTTCGTAATCAACCGCTCATCGGGTACATTCCAGCAAGGCGGATATGTGTCCACCACAACGCCGATACCCTTCTGGGGCATAATTCAGCCAGCCACTGAAGAGGATTTGCTACAGGTTCCAGAAGGTGACCGATCAACCGGCATGATGGGATTTATTGCTGAACGCGAAATGTTCAAGACAAACGTAGAGGGCAGCGCATCAGGACTAGGCGATACGATCACATGGAACGATCAGCAATATCGCGTTGTGGTGGTCGTACCGTGGAGGGATTTCGGATTTTGGAAGGCAATCGGCGCGAGGTTGAGTGGTGAGTAACTTCAATGTTCCCAGTGTAGGAACGATGTCGAGCACCGGCCTGACGCAACAGCAGGTGCAGGTGATCTGGCAAAATCTCGTCCTGCAATGCCTGGGGGTCACTCCCGCCGATCCAACCGACGCCTCCGCCTATCTTCTGGTGCGCGTGAACTGGCCGACGCCGGGGCAACCCGCCTGGACGATCACCGACGACATCGCGTTCGTTCAATGCGTCGAGTATCCCGACCGATACAACACTGCGCACGAAGTCCAGCCGATCACTACCAGCAGCCCCACTTACGTTGAAACAACGATTTATACACGCGTTTGGCAGAATAGTTTCACCTTCTACGGGCCTAACAGCTTTGACCGAGCGCGCCAAGTGAAGGCCTGTCTTTATCAGGATTTCGTGCATGATATTCTTGAGTCATCAAATTTGTACCTGGATACGGTCATCGGAACACCGATGCGCGCTCCAGAGCTTTTCCAGAATCAGTGGTGGGAGAAAACCGTCTTTTTGTGCCGTATGAATGAACAGGTTACGGACACACTCACCAAGAATACGGTGCAGAGCGTGGAAGTGATCACCAGCATCAAGACGGGTATAATCAGCGATGTAACGGTTGAACTCTAGGAGCGAACAATGGCGACACAGCCCCTTCCTCTCTCGATTCTCTGCGATGTGAGCGTTTCGGTAACTCCGGCAGGGGTAGCGGTTCCGGCATTCAACCAAGCGCTTGTCATCGGCGCCAGCGGGCGCATTTCATCGCAGGGAGCCAATGGGCGTACCGCGCTGATTCCCGGCAGCACTTGGGCATCCTCGATGGCCACGTTAGGCTACCAGCCCTCCGATCCTGAATACATTGAAATGGGACTGGTGTTCGATCAGGTTCCGGCTCCGCAGTATGCGTGGGTAGGAACTCAAGATCCGACTGCAATTAAAGCCATTACTGTAGATTCCAGTTCCGCCGGCACGCTCTGGGCGCTGAACGACACGTTCCTCATTTCTCAAAGTGGCGCTTCCTTCGGTTATGGCAAGGTGACTGGTGTTTCAGGCGGAGTGGTCACATCGGTTCAGGCCATCTCCGGCCAGCAGGGAACGGGTTATTCCATAGCAGCAGCCCTTACTTGCACCGCAGTCGCTCCGAGCACCGGCATCAATCTTGAAGTCAATATCACCGCAATTGGTGAAACTCCGCTCCAGGCGGTTACTGCTTGCCGCGTCCAGAATCCGAACTGGTATCTGGTCAATAACACCACAGCTACCGACGCTGACAACGTGGCGATTGCGGCATATCTCCAGAGCGCCCAGCCCGCTGCGCAATTGGTTTACAGCACTCAGAGCGCATCTGCGCTAGTCGGAACCACCGGAAACGTGTTCTCGCTCATCAAGGCGGCGAGCTACAGCCGAGCGCATGGCGCTTACTCCACAATCCAAGGTGGTTTGGCTCCCAATAATGCCTACATCTCTGGCGCAATCATGGGGAAGGCTACGGGCCTCAACTCTGGCCTCGCCAACAGCAACTTCTCTCTTGCCGCGAAGACGTTGATCGGAATCACGACCGAGCCCCTGACACAGGCTCAAATCAATGTCTTCGCCGGAACTCCGGGACTCGGCTTTGGCAATAACGGCAACAGTTACAACAATTACGCCAATTCTTATGACTTTTACTATCAGGGCGTTAACGGCAATGGCTTTAACTTCATGACCGTTCTTGGCCTTGACATGCTGGCGGCAGATTGCCAGATTTCGATTCTTAACGTCCTTCAGTCGCTTCCATCGATTCCGCAGACCGATCCCGGCCAGGCGCTTATCTTGAATGCCGTGCGCGGGGCCTGTAGCCGCTCTGCTTATCGCGGATTCATCGCAGGTGGAGTGTGGAACGGTATTGCCATCCCACTGCTCCCTACCGGAGGCCTGACGCCGGGCACAGCACTTGCAACAGGCTATTGGGTTGGTTCCTCGTCCTTCACTACTCAGTCGAGCGGGGACCGTGCGCTGTTCAAGTCGATGCCGGTTTATGTGGCCGTCATTTTGGCCGGAACGCAGCAGAGCTTTACCATCGCAGTGAACGTGCAACAATGAACAGGAGATTGCAATGGCCAACGGAACAACGACCTATTCCTTCAAAGACCTAACCGGGGCGATTGCCTCTCCTCTCGCTGGCCCGTTTATCTTGGCGGGCGGCGAACTCGGAAGCGGCAAGATCAGCGTTGAAATGACGCATGAGTGGACTGAGCAAGACGTGGCTAATGATGGCGCCGTGATGGTTTCTGCATCACCGGGTCAGAATGGAATGGTAAAAGTTTCCTGCCAGCAGACCTCTTCAATCAATGCCTATCTCAAGGCTGCGCAGAATCTCCACCAGACCGATCTGATCAACGGCAATTCGAGCCTTTGGGCATCCTTGGCGCTCGACTTGCAGAATCCCGTGACGGGCGATCAGAACGTATGTACCGGGGTATCGTTCTCGAAGAAGCCCCCGCAACCCTACGGCAGCAAGGGCGAGTACATTGAGTGGACTCTTTACGCTGCAAACATCGCTAACCAGTAAGCGGAGACAGAATGCCAGCCGATCACAAGGATGTCGTAATAGGCGAGAATCAATACTCCATCGGTCTGATGAGCGCCGCGGATGGAAGTTGGATATTCTCCACTTTCGTAAAGCGCTATCGCACGTTTCAAGAATCGCAGCCAGTAATTGCTCAGGCTCAGGCCGCTGTAGATGTTCCCGCAGTTCCCCCTGAAGTTGGTTTTGCCATGACTGCCCAGTTTCTTACCGAGCAGCTATCACGCGAAGAGTTGGCGGAAGTGCAGAAGATGTGCCTGGCGACATGCGGGCGCTACAGCACAAAGACCGGAATTCCGATTGCGATGCCTATCCTGTTCAAGGATGGGCGCTTTGCGGCATCCGATCTTGAGCATGATGGGCCGACAGTTTTGGAGTTGACTAAGCAGAGTATCGCTTTCAATATCGCCCCTTTTTTTCCCGCAGCCGGATCGAGCGAGACGCAGATACCGGCGGCGGATTCGAGCCAACCGAATATCCAACCCTAGACCCCTTTCTGTGGAGGCCGATCAGTGCGGGAGTTTGGAGCCATCAGGACGTTGTTCAGGGAAGGTTCAGTTTCAGGGATTTGTGCGACATCCACGAATACCTCGATGTAAAGGAAAAGAATGAGGCCGACTTCCGCGCGTGGAGAGCGGCGCAGGAGCGAAACTGATGGCCGACGTTATCAAGTCCTACCTTGTATCGCTCTCCGGCCAAGTCGATCAGGCATCTTTCAATAAATTTGCCGCCACTCTGACAGGAACAAGCAAACTGGTTTCCTCTACGGTGGGCGGCATCGCAGGTGATCTCCTTAAATTTCAAATTGCAGGGACCACGGCGTTTGCGACCGTGGGCTTCGGCATTGTCGCGTACATCGACAAATTAGGGCAGGCCGACCTAAAGACGAAGCTCCTGGCCACACAGAACATGATGAGTGTGCAGCAATATCGCGCGGTGTCCTCTGCGCTCGATGTTCTTGGCGTGACACTCAACGATGTATTCTTCGGAACCAAGGAGTTGCAGGATCGCTTTCACATCCTGATTGACGATCAGAAGCAACTCGCAGCAATGGCCGGCCCAAACTTTGAGACTCAGATGCAGCAGGTTCGGGACGTGACGTTCCAGTTACAGAGATTGGAATTGAAGGCTCAGTATTTCGGTTATAGATTCGCCTCTGACTTGCTAGAAAAGTTGGGATTTGGAAACGGAGGCATTGTTCTTCAACTTGAAAAACTCAACGACTTTGTAATGGCCAATATGCCGCGCTGGTCTGATGAAATTACTACTGATTTGATACCAGCTCTAGGACAAATATGGGACGTTCTTAAAAAGACGGGAGATCTACTCCTCGATCTCTCTGTAGATTTTGATGATTTCGTTGGTACGCTTTCCGGTGATGATTCAATTGACAAGAAAACTGCATCGTTTGAAAGTTTCGCTAAGTCTGTAGAGCATGTTGTTTTTTGGGTGAGCGAAGCGATAAAACTCCAGCTGGGGCTTGAGCAGGTTGGCGTTCATGGAGTCGCGTCTGTTTGGGATCTAGGGAAGGCTCTATGGGCATTGAA